ACCTGAGAGTGCGACTGAGGTGTTTGATGTTTACACAGGCTCTGATGCTTACCCGACAGTAATAACCACAGGTTTTACGGCGGACTCTCTGCTCGGCGCTCTAAGGTCTGGTAATTCAAATAACTTTATATCTGGCTCACGTTTAACGGGCAGTAAATCTTTAAAAACAAGTTCTACAGACGCTCAAGGCAATGGCTTGTTCAGTGGCACTACTAACGCTTGTTTTATGAGAAACGATGGTATTCTTCCATCTACCTTTGGGCAGAGTAACACTGTTTATTACACTTGGAAACGTGCGCCCGGCTTCTTCGACGTTGTGGCATACACGGGTAATTTAACCCTTGATAATATACCTCACAATCTGGGCGCAATCCCTGAAATGGTGTGGACAAAGTCTCGTGGTAATACTTATGACTGGGGTGTCTACCATAAGGATATTGGTGTGGGGCCAGCCAGCGGGGCTGACGGAACGGGTTTAAGAATTAATAGTACTATAGGGCTAAATGCAGGCGCTGACAGTCCCTTAAATGTACTCCCGACAAGTGAGGTCTTCCAACCTTTTGGATCACAAGATCAATCATTCCCATATATAGCCTACCTCTTCGCAAGCCTCCCCGGTATATCGAAGGTGGGAAGCTACACGGGTAACGGCTCAAGTCAGACTATCGACTGTGGCTTTACGTCAGGCGCTAGGTTCATCCTCATCAAGCGCACCGACAGCACAGGTGACTGGTATGTCTGGGACACTGAACGTGGTATTGTCGCTGGCAATGACCCACACCTGAGCCTCAACACGACAGCAGCAGAAGTAACGTCTGACGATAGTATTGACCCTGACAACAGTGGCTTCATTGTTAATCAGGTAGGTGCAACCAACATCAACGTCTCGTCTGCAACCTACATCTTCTACGCAATCGCCTAGAAACAACATCAACAGCATCACGAAAGGATCAATCTGATGGCTGAATATCGACACACAGAAACAGGCGAAGTTAAGACCCAAGGTCAATGGCGGAGCCACTACAGCAACGTCTCACTGCCTCGTGCATGGAAGCAAGCAACACTGGATGGCCTTAACCTAGAGGCCGTCCTAGCTTCACCAGCGGCCACCACAGGTGCATATCAAACGTCTGTGCGTGATGGTGTAGTACAAGATGCAAACGGCAACTGGGTTGAGAACTACGTTGCCCGGGATATGTTCGCTGACACCACTGACGAGGATGGCGTAACAACCACCAAGGCAGAGCATGAGGCTGCATATCAGGCGACACTAGATGCTAATGTAGCTGCAAGCAATCGTACTAAACGTGATACTTTGTTATCTGAGACTGATTGGACAGGGATGTCAGACGTAACTATGACTTCTGAGATGACAACCTATCGTCAGGCACTGCGTGATATTACAGCTCATGCTAACTGGCCTAATCTGGACGACGCTGACTGGCCCACAAAGCCTTAAAGGGGGAGAAGGCACATGCCGCTAATCCCTCTCAATCTCCCAGCTGGTCAGTATCGCAACGGAACTGAATATCAGTCTCAGGGTCGGTGGCGTGACGCAAACTTAATTCGCTGGCATGAGGGCGCTTTGCGCCCCGTGGGCGGCTGGCGTCAGCGCGGCTCTGTTGATCTGAATGGCGTGGCGCGCACAATGGTTGCGTGGGAAGATAACTCCAACAGCCGCCGCGTTGCCTTTGGCACCCACAACAAGCTGTACGCAATGACCGCCGGCAACACTATTAGCGACATTACGCCATCTGGCTTTACTGCCGGTCGCGTGGACGCAACGGCGTTTACTGGCTACAGCGCCAGTACGTTTGGCAGCGGTCAATACGGCCTTCCGTCTGAGGACAACGGCAACATTTTGCGAGCCACCACATGGAGCTTGGAAAACTGGGGCGAGTACTTGCTAGGCTGCACCGCTGACGACGGAAAGATTTACCAGTGGACGCTCAACAGCAGCACCCCGGCGGCGGTTCTATCGAATGCGCCCACCGGATGCTCGAGCATGATGGTCACGGAAGAGCGCTTTGTTTTTGCGTTTGGCGCTGGCGGCGACCCTCGGAAGGTTGCGTGGTCAGACCGCGAAGACAACAGCACATGGACGGCGGCTAATACAAACGAAGCTGGTGACATACAAATCCAAACCAACGGCGTAATCCTAAAGGGGCTGCGCACACGCGGACAGTCTCTGATCCTCACCGATCAGGACGCCCACACAGCCACATATTCGGGACCTCCTTTCGTGTATGGATTTGAGCGGGTCGGAACATCGTGTGGTCTTGTTGCGGCTAATGCAGCGGCATCTGTGGATGCTGGCGTTATGTGGATGGGGCAGCGGTCTTTCTTTGTTTATTCTGGTGGCGCAGTGCAAGCATTGACTTGTGATGTTGCTGATTATGTATTTAGCGACATCAACAACGACCAGAAGTCCAAAGTCCACGCGGTAGTAAATAGCCGCTTTAACGAAATATGGTGGCTCTACCCCAGCGGCGGCAGTACGGAATGCGACCGATATGTTGCTTTTGATTATGCAGAGCAGATTTGGACAACCGGGGAAATTGATCGCACTGCTGGTGTTGATCGTGGGGTATTTCGCCAGCCGTTTTGGATTGCAGCCGATGGAACACTCTACGAGCAAGAAGTCGGGTTTAATTACGGTGGGCAAGCTCCATTTGCTGAAACTGGCCCGATTGCCATTGGTGTTGGTGAGCAAGTTATGGCTGTGCGCGAAATGATCCCAGACGAGAAAACTCTTGGAGATGTCAACGCCACATTTAAAACGCGGTTTTATCCAACAGGCACGGAGCTTGAATTTGGGCCTTATAACATGGCAAACCCAACAAGCCTAAGATTTACCGGGCGACAAATTAGAATGCGGGTTACTGGCAATACCGCTTCGGATTGGCGGGTCGGCATCATGCGTCTTGAAGCTGTTCCCGGCGGCAAAAGATGAGCCGGATGCTGCCACCTATTACTATGGACTTGAGCCAGTGGGCCGAGAACCTGCGGCGCTACCTTGGGCGCGCTCTGGATCAGCTAGGCTTCAAGGAGACTTATTCCTCGGCGTCCGAAAACGGCGTCTTGTTGTGGGACAACGTGAATGGCTACCCGGTGGTCTCAAAGAACGGCGAGTGGGTGCAAGTTGTTCTGGAGGACGGCAAATATTCTGGGGCAGTGACAACTGACCAAACTGCTGTAGCTATAAACACAGCGTACGCATTGACTTACACCTCCAGCATCGCTGATGGTATTGCTAACGGCACTCCAGCCTCTCGCATTGTTTTTGATGAGGCTGGTCAGTATATGATTAGCTTTTCTGCACAGATTGCATCGACATCAAGCTCAACTGTAAACTTCTGGTTCTGGCCACGGGTTAATGGCTCTGATGTTACTGGGTCAACAATGAAAAATGCACTGCACCAAAACGGGTCTGTTTTAGTTGTTTCGCGCTCTGCAATATTTGAGATTAACGCTGGAGACTACCTTGAGGCTATGTGGGCAGTAGACAGCACCAGTGGGTTTCTTGACGCAACAGCCGCAACTGCGTTTGCGCCTGCCGCGCCAGCCTCAACGATAGCAATTACGAGGTTGCACGGCTAGGGGTGTCAAAGTGACAGAAATATGGTATAAATGTCTAAACCGTTCGGAGTTATAAAATGGGCATCATGGATTTCTTATTTGGCAAACCTGAGCAAACAGGCCAACTTGATCCGCGAATAGAAGCGGCAAGAAACTTTTTGCTTGAACAAGCTATGCAGCAATCGAGTGCTGGGCCAGTAAATATTCCCCAATATCAAGCTGTTGCCCCGGCCGCAATGTATAGCGGCACGAATGATCTTCTTAGCTCTCTTGGTTTAGGAACGGTTGCACCTCCATCAATGCCCACAACAACGGTTGGCGGAATGGAAGTTTACACAAGTCAGCCATTCCAGTCAGACATTGAAAGTTCTTATGGAGAGCGTTATCCGGGACAATACGAATTCTTGCGATCTTTTTACCGAGATCGTGTAACGGGTGAACCCGGAACTCGCGCATATGGATATGTTGATCCAAACGCGGCTGTCACTATG